AATGTTTGTCATTTTCACTGCCAGCCAATTTTCAGCAAAGTGGAAAAAGGAATAATAGTGAAAATTCTACAGGCGGTTATCGCACGAGACTGTTTAACCAGTCAATGTCGTTATCTTTTGATGCCTCCAAAATAGCCGCAGCTAGCGCAAATGCATAGTCGTCAACTCCCACTTCCTTGCCTCCAGTCACCGCCCATTGTCCGCTTGCCCTATAAATGACGCTGAGATTTTTTAACTGAGTGATTGCTTTTTGATGAGGATAGAGCTCAATCAGGCCAGCGTTAAAAAGCTCTTTCATCTTGCTGAAGGCTTTCATCTTTGTGCTAACAGACCAAGCAAGCTCTGCAATGGGGAAATCCTTGGAGAGATTTTGAATGATGAAGCTGCTATTGAACTGGTCAAGGACAATACTTTGAAACTCGTAAATACGATGATGCTCCTTAATCCATTCCTCCACTTTTGCCATATTCACTTCTTTTTTGCCGCCAATTTCAAAGTCAGGTTCAAAGGCGTGAAACTTGTCCACAACTAGCCTTGTGCCTTCATAATGAACAATACAAGCCGTGTAATCATCCCTTCCAACGCCGCCCCTAGCCGGGTCAAGAGAAAGAACATAGGTGCCAGTAAATTCCTTTTCTGGAAAAAGCACACTCCTCTCTTTGTTGATTGCTGCATCTATGATTTCAGTTGCAAGCAGGGCTGTATTGTTCTTGGCAAACTGAGCGCCATACTCCACCCAGAATTTGTCGGGATCTCTTTTGAGTTCAGCATCAAGAAATGGGCATCCCCACGGCAAGTTGACATTGACCTCCCATGTTGGGAGATTTACTGCCTGCATAAAGGGGAACTCTCCAGACTTGGCCTCGCAGTAATGCTGGTAGAAGAGGCCATCCGTGAGCCAAGGAGAGGAAAGCTCAAGGATGCGACCATGCTGACCAAACTGAGCAATGGACGGGGAGAGGGCATCGTAAATTGCCTTGGCCCCTCGGTTTGCATCACCTTCAATCGCGAAGCTAAGTTCGTCCATGATCAGCATCACCACTGCCTTGCCTCGAGAGGCTCGGGCGGATGCTGGAATTGCCTGAAACACGCAGTTGTTACTGGTCTCAATTTCAGTGGCAGTTTCCCTAGTGATCTCATTCACTAAGGGACTGTCCATCAGCAACTGCCGAATGTTATTAAGGGCTAGTTTGGCCTGGCTCTGGTCGTTGGCGATGGTCAAGATGTACCATTTTTCGGACTTCCTTACACGGCGCCTGTAATGCTCTTCCAGGACGAAACATGCATAGAGTGCAGCGATCGAGGCCATGAGCGTCTTGCCGCACCGTCTACCAAGCGCCCATACGGCATGGGTCTTGTTGCCACCAAAATAGGCATCGAGGATTCTTTTTTGCTCAGGCCAAAGTTCTAGCTTTAGAACGTGCTTTGCAAAATCACTGCACGAAAGCATGGGGCTTCAGGGTGCTCATTGGACGAAGAAATTCTTTGGGGACAAAGTAGGCAGGCCGCCCCCGGGCCGGATCAGCCCAAAACCGTTCCTCCATCGCCTCTTCCCCCCAGCACCAGCCATGGATGAAGGTTTTTTGATTTTCGATGGTCACGAGAACAAACTTCTTGCGCGGATCTTCGTTTTTTTGGACTATGAGGTCGTATGAGTGCTTTGATCGCGTTTTCACGTCGATACCTGGCAGATCGTCTGACCCGCGTCGAGCTTCGCTCTCCTTGTAGAGCTCATGCTTAAGACCCAGCAAGGTGGCCACGGCCATTTCCCCTGCTGCGCCAAGTAAGTGAATTTCAAGAGCTTTGTCGCCACGAGCAGCACCCTTGTTTCGACCACGAAGCCCTTTCGCCTCATTGACCGATTGTCGCCTGTATCCCTCCTCCATTGCATGCTTTCTTTCCTCTTCGGAGAAGACAAATTCAATGGGCGTGGGCATAAAGAACGAAAACATCGCCCCAATGGTAGCCACATTTAGAATAGATGCAAGCCTGTTGTGTGAACAATGTCTGAAGAAGTGGTGGATCTTGGTCATGCATCCGTGGGTGGCCTGCGAAATGACGGGCTAGCCAATGCCTTGACGGGCATGGGAATTGCCGGGCGAGACAAAAGCCTGTCCACGCAGACACAACCAATTATTTTTCTGTCACAAGAGGAGCTTGAGGGGCTCTACGGGGAGTGGCTGCCACGAAGGATCGTCGATATTTATGCAGAGCAGGCCACTCGCAAGGGCTTCAAAGTTTTGTTCGGCGGTGAGGGAGCCGCTGCCGAAGAGGTGGTGGGCATCGAGCAAGTGATTGAGGATTTGTACATTCTTGAAAACTTCATGCTTGCCTCTAAGAATTCCAGGCTCTATGGAGGTTCGGTCATCCTTCTTTACATTGACGATGGTCGCCCTGCCGACCAGCCCGTCGACAAGAGTCGCATTTATGCAGTGGAGGGCATGGAGGTTCTAGATCGGTGGCAAATCGCTCCGCTTATTAACGAAGATAATTTGTACGACTATTCCAAGGCAACTTACTACCAAATCATTTCCGGCGATCTTATTAACCAGCCGCAGCTAGTCAAGATTCATAGAGACAGAATTTTGCGCTTTGATGGCGACTGGCTTCCCTATCGCATTAGACAGAGAAACTATGGGTGGGGAATGAGCAGTCTGCAGACTATTTACGAAAGCTTTAAGCACTATTGGACCGGCCTAAATAGCGCTGCCACTTTATTGTGCGAGTTTGACATTTTCGTCCATAAAATTCGCGGCCTCTCTCAAATGCTTGCGGCAGGAAAGGAGAAGGATGTACGAGATCGTTTGGTGCTAAACGATATGAGCAAGAGCGTGTATCGCGGCTATGCAATTGATGCAGAAAAAGAAGAGCTGGAATTCATTAGCCGAAATTTTGGCGGCGTTGGAGAGATCTTAGAAAAAATGCGCGTTGACATTATTGGCGCTTCAAAAATCCCGCACACAGTGCTGTTTGGCGAAAGTCCTAGCGGTCTTGGATCTACGGGGCGCAGCGAAGAAAGGGATTTTGCAAAGACGCTTGCGGACTATCAACAATCCACTTTCCATCGCCCCTTGAAGAAGCTGATGACTTACATCATGCTCAGCAAGACAGGGCCAACGCAAGGCAGAATGCCCGAATCTTGGCGCATTTCGTTCAACAATTTGTTTGAGCTTAATGAGCGAGAAAAGGCTGACGTAAGAGCTCGCGTTGCGGCCGTAGACGGGCGGTATATTCAGCTTGGCGTGCTGAGCCCCAAGGAGGTGGCAGATGCCCGTTACGGAGGCTCTGAGTGGTCAATGGAGCTCACTCTCGATCCGTCTGTGGTACGCGAGCTTCCTGCTCAGGGAGGGGGTGGTTCCACTCAGAAGGGGGGTGGCTTGGCTGTGCCTCCCGGTGGCCGTGATCCCATGAATGAAGAAAACGGCACTCTTCCCATGGATGGAAGCAGGGAAGTGGAGGATTCCGCTGGTCTATTTCTTTCTCGGGACTTAGAGAAGGTGCGTGGTGATGTTGAATTCAAGGACAAGGATTTGCATCAGCAGGCAATTGCCGCAGCCAAGGCAAAGTTCAAAGTGTGGCCCAGTGCCTATGCCAGCGCCTATATGGTTCAGAAATACAAAGAGCTTTATGAAAGGAAGCACGGCAGCGGCAGTGGCTTCAAGGGAGACAATGGCGATGTCAACTACGACGATCTGGACAAATGGTTCAAAGAGGAGTGGGTGAGAATTGGCGCCAATGGGGAGATCCTCGGAGAATGCGGCGGGCGCGAGGAAAAAGAGGGAAAGCCCAAGTGCCTCCCCAAAGCCAAGGCCGAGGCTATGAGCAAAGAAGAGCGTCAGACAATCGTTGCTCGCAAGCGCAAGGCCGACCCCAATCCAGACCGCAAAGGAGCTGCAAAGCTGGTCAGCAGCAAAGTCGATGCCATCGAGCCGGTCAAGGTTGAAGGCTTGATGCTTGGCGATATTGATGAAGCCTCTTTCATCAGCGAAGCCGATGTAGACGCAGCGCTACAGCAATGGAAAGAGGAAGCCCCTGAGCGCTTTAAGGATCTTCTGGAAGCTGACGATGCTGAATGATATTGGCGGCTTCAGCGAAAGCATTCTGTCCAGCAGAATGGACGCCGAGTGGTCATATGACCAGCGAAGCGGACGTTACCGGGACGAGAAAGGCCGATTCTTAAGCAAAGCTTCAGTGGAGAAGCTTTTGGACAAGCGCACAGATAAGCTGGACGCAGAACTGCGGCGCTTTACGCGCATGTTGGTTGATGAGCAAATTACGCTTGACCAGTGGCAGGGCAGTATCCGCGAATCGCTTAAAGCTGCTCATATTCAGGCAGCGGTTATTGGCTATGGCGGTCGCGCCAATATGGGCAGTTCAGAATACGGTCGCATCGGTCAGCGACTTCGTGAAGAATATACTTATCTACAGGGTTTTGTTCGGGACTTGCTTTCTGGGGCTGTTTCTGCTCCCATGGCTCTTGCTCGTATTGGCCTATACGCTCAGAGCGTTCGAGGTAGTTATTGGCAGGGGGCTGAGCTTCGGCAGCAAGAGCAAGGGTATAGCCTTATGCGAAGAATTTTGGACAGCCAAGCGCAACACTGCGCCGACTGCCTCCGATATGCCTCCCAAGGAATAGTTCCCATTGGCACCTTGCCGCTCCCTGGCCGGCGATGTGAATGCGGAGCTAGGTGCCGTTGCAGCGTGCAGTATTTAAGACAGCAGCCAGCAACAGTGCCTGTATAGTGGCTTTATCGTATTTTTGCCATGAAGGTTCTCGTTGGCAGCACTGGATTGGTTGGCTCTGCTCTGCAGGAGCAAACCAGTTTTGATCGCGTCTATTCATCTAGCAACTTTCATGAAATTACAACGGGAAGCTGGCCGATAGATCACTTAGTTCTTTGCTGCCTACCTGCCTCCAAGTGGAAGGTGAACCAAGATCCACTGTCCGACCTGGAAAATATTTTTTCAATTATTGATATTTTGTCAAGCATTTGTGCTAATCACGTTACGCTTATTTCGACGATTGACGTGTATGGAAGGGAATGCGCATTCATGGACGAAATCGTTACGCCGGAGCTAAAGAGTCCGAGTTATGGCGCAAATCGCTTGCTATTTGAAATGCTCGTGAAAGAACGGCTTTGGTGCAATTCCTTGCAAATTGTTCGACTTCCCGCCCTTTACCATCGGCTCATCAAGAAGAACATCTTATTTGATTTGACCAACAATTACCAATTAGAAAAAATCAACGCCAACAGTTGTTATCAATGGTATCCCCTGCGTAATCTTTGGAGTGATTTGCGCAGGTGTCCCGCTCATGGAATTGCTAATTTGTTCCCCGCCCCCATCGAAACTGAAGAACTGATGGACAAATTCTTTCCTTCGGCACAAAAGACGATGGGAGAGAGAATTGAATACAATCACTTTACAATGCATACAAGCAGCGCTTATTGGCCGCCAGGACGCAACGACAATTTCACCCTCATTGGAGAATTTATCAGTGAAGCTCGGGGTTAGCGCTATTGGCTGGGAGGCGGAGGACCATACGGATATCGTCCTGCATTTGCCTGATGGCATTGAGCTCTTAGAGGCGGTGCCGTTTAAGCGGCATAGTCATTTCTCTGGTTATTTGCAAAAATATTCGGCGCAGTCATTATTTTATGGAATGGACATTGAAGCATTTTGGGATGAGGCTTCTCTTCAAAAATGCCTTGCGCTATTGATCAAACAAGCCAAGACCCTTGGATGGCAACGCATGATTCTTGGTAGTCCCGGGCTAAGACAGGGTGATTGTCGTTATCTAATGGACGGCCTTGCCGCCTGTCACAAAAAGTTAGAAGAAGCGGAATGCATCATTTGTATCGAACCAGTGGCGAGGCAGTATGGCGGAAACTATTTCTTTACGGTCGAAGAAATTGTCCAAAGCCTGGCGGAATACTCGCTCCCTTGCGTGCAAACGATGATAGATACAAATAGTAGCTGGCTAGAAGGGCAATTGCCAGAAGAAGTCTTAATGCAATACTTTCCTTACATCGCTCATGTGCATATAAGTGACGAAAAGATTGGGCCGATCACCGAGCAAATTAAGCACGAACGATTCGCAAGCGCCCTGCGCGGAACGGGCTATTCTGGCGGCGTAGTTCGAGAAATGCTAAAAGCTAAAAATCATCCCGGAGAGTATCATTACTTTGCGCATCTTTACAGGCCCGACAACACTTCTCGAGCCCTGGCCTCTATTAAGTAAATGCCTTGAATTTTACCAGTAAAGCATGAAAGTACGTTGTCGTTTTGCTTGAACAGAGGAGCCCTATAGGCGCTTGCATTGGTACGTTTGCTCTTGACTGAATATACTGTCCTGGAAAACGAAAGGTGGTCCAAAAAGTCCGGCCAATAAAGGCGAGCATGAAGTTCTGCTTGTCGTCTTGATTGGCCATCATCCTCGACTTCTTGTAACGTGATGGGCGCGACAGAGGAGCGAACGACGCTATGTATCACATGGCTTAAAGAAATGGTGCCGCCATGGAAAGGGTAGATAGAGAATAAAGGACCATCAATGTAAGTGAGGGCGCCAAACGGCAGTGGTTTTACAATGTCATAAATAAACATTGCCACTGCTTCAAAGTATTCATTGGTGCGAGGGCGCAGCAACGTATTGTTTGTGCAATCAATAATTAATGAATAGTCTCGCCGCAAAGCTGGCAATTGCGCAGCGCTTATGCGCTCGCGACGAAGAACAGAAGACAGTCGCTCAAGCATAAATTTTTTGGTTTTCAAGGGGCAGATGTATCTTTCTTGAGTACGCCAGACCATTTCAGTGTCACGCAGAAAAGGAGCGTCTATCCTTTCGTGATGCCATGACAATGGAGGAAAAATGGCTTCCATCGTTCTTCCGTCTAATAGGCTTTCTTCGCTTGGCACGGCATAAAGATTGTTCTCTACGGCTTCTGTTAAAAATCCATAATCGCGCATGAAAGCGTCAAAAGTGTTTTGACACAGTTCTCTTGTGGCATAGTTCCGGGCGTAATGGTAGCCCACGTGAAGACGGTTTTGATTCAAAAGTGACGCGCCCTCGAAGGGGGATGGATCAAAAAGTGTCACATCGTAATGGCTGCTTAGTCTTAAAGCCAGGTGGCATCCCACCCACCCTGCCCCGACAATTGCCACCTTCGCCACTGCGCCGCCTCAGCTTTTGCCACAGTCTAAAAGCGCACTTAAGATGAGGCCAGTCTCAAGATTTTCGTGGCTACCATTCTTTACTGTGGCGATGTTGGAGTGCAGACAGGATTCGGACGGGTGGCCGAATACCTGATTCCTGCCATGGCAGCAGAGCATGAAGTACATGCGCTAGCGGTGAACTGGCACGGCGATCCGAGTGAGATGCAGCAGCATTGCCGTATGTATCCAGCCATGGCTCACGGCTCCGATCCGTTCGGCTCTCATCGAATTGCGGAGCTCGTGCAAATTATCAAGCCTGACCTTGTTTTTGTTGTAAATGATATCTGGGTGGCCATTAACTTGATGGATGAAATTGATACACTCAAGGAAAGCATTGGCTTTAAGACTGTTATTTATACACCCATCGACTCTTATGGTCTTTTTCCAGGATTGCTTCCTGCAATCAATAAATGGGACACCCTTATCACTTATACGCAATTTGCAAAGGAAGAAATCGAAAAAATCGGCTACAACAAAAATGTGCACATAGTCGGCCATGGCACCGATTTTTCTAATTTCTTTCCTATTGACAAGCAAAAGTGTCGGAAGGAGCTTGGAGTGCCAGAGGATGTTTTTATCGTCTTCAATGGCAATAGAAATCAACCGCGCAAGCGAATCGATTTGACTATTAAAGGTTTTATCAAGTTTGCTAAGGACAAGCCAGATGCTCGCCTTTGGCTCAATATGGGCAGTAAAGACATGGGATGGGAGATTGTTCCATTGTTTAAGCGTGTAGCCAGGGACGAAGGTTACGATCCTACTGGCAAACTTATTTTGACCAGTCCGCAATTCTCTATTCAGAACTGCCTTTCAATTGAACAATTGAACAAGGTGTACAATGCTTGCGACTTAGGCGTTAACACTTGCATTGGGGAAGGATGGGGGCTGGTCAATACCGAGCACGCCGCTACCGGCGTCGCGCAAGTGGTGCCCGATCATACGAGCTTGAAAGAGATTTTCGATGGCGTCAAGAGGATTGCTATTGAGAGTTGGGAGACTGATAGAAATTATGGACTTGAACGCGGGCAGCCATCCCCTTCAGAACTGGCAGGCATTTTGGACTATTACTATCACAATCGAGAAGAATTGCAAATCGCTGGGAAATGGTGCCATGACCGCATTCATCAAGAATCTTTCACTTGGCCTTTCGTAAAAAAGCAAATGCTAGACATCGTAAATCAGACACTAGAACAAAAAGATGCCCCTGTAGAGTTCAAGGGCTTTGGTACTCCTGCTCGCATTGTTTGACCATGGAAATCTCGCAAATTTTTCTAAGCGATGCAGGCGATGGGCTTTCGCCGTTTTTACAACATGCTACTGGCACTGTTAAAGCTGCGTTTCCTGACGCTAGCCACACTATTTATAACAAGGAGAGCCTGAGGCAGTTCATTGCTGATAATTACGACACGAAAGTACTCTGGGCCTACGACACCCTCAAGCCTTATTCGTACAAGGCTGATCTTGGCCGCTTTTGCTTGCTGAATAAACTGGGAGGATGGTACATGGATATTGCTGTAAGAATTACCAATCCAGTGGAAATCGGGCCGCGCATTAAATTTTTAGCTTTTAGAGATATTCAGCGATTTAGTTTTACGAGTTGGGCATGCGCCACGACTGTTCTCTACTCTCAGCCAAATAATTCGGCCCTTCAGGCTGCCATTGAAATGATTGTAGTTAATTGCACAGAGCGATACTATGGCATCACACCATTGTGTCCGACTGGCCCCACGTTGCTTGGCAAGGCCTTGGCAGTCAATGGCAGTCAATCAAATTTCGTATATGGCGATTACTTGGAGCTGACTCCGGCGCACGAGCAAAAAAATCGCGCTTTTGTGTTGCCCGATGGCACGATCATGGCATGGAGCAAGCCCTCTGGAGGTGGTGACCTGACAGGTGTAGGGGCAAAAGGAGTGAATAACTACAATGAACTTTGGGCTGCTCGTGATGTCTATGCGAGCTGAAGATTGGCATCTTTATGTGATGTGTCACGGCGACAATTTGCCGCGTTATGACACTCTTGCGACAATGCATCAAATGCGATTGGGAGGCGAAAAACTAAGCACTTGTGATCAGTCGTTTTTGGTTCATAATGGATGGATACTGGATAGTCAAGGGCTTGGTATTTCCGAGCTAAATAAATGGTGGTCTGAGCTGACGGGCATTTATTGGATTATCAACAATTCGGCCCATGATTTTATTGGTAATGCCCAGTACAGGCGTAAATGGAGAGATGATGGACTGGAGCCATCGGCTCGTGATGTGCTGTATATTCCGGAGCCCGAACATTTTTATTGCTCTGTTGCGGATCAGTATCTAGGTGGACATAGCGGGATGGACGGCATCAGTCAAGCCTTGGCTGCGGCAGACAGCGGAAAACTTCCTCTTTCCAGGCAAGATCTCGAGACTGCATTTGAGCAAAAAGTTTTTTACGGCCATATTATGGCTCGAGGTCCTCACCACCTTTATTGCCAATTTATGCAAACGCTTTTGGATTGCATGTGGCCAATATGGAACAATGGAAAAGAGGAAATTATGCAAATTGAAGGCTATAACTGCCGCTACGTTTCGTTCTTGGCCGAACGTATTATGACTGCCCTTGTGCTTAATCGAGGGAAAGTGTGGCCGAGCTTAAGGATTGAAACAGCCCCCATCCAATTTTTTGGCCCTTAAACTAAAAGAAAAGCTATTGCCATGACCGCAAAAGAAAAGCAGGCGAAAGTTGCCTCTGTTATGCGCGAGTTCAAAAGCGGCAAACTCAAAAGCAGCAGCGGAGAGGCAGTAAAAAGCCCTCAGCAAGCACTGGCCATTGCCCTTTCGGAGGCTGGCTTGTCTCGCAAGCCGAAGAAGGACATGGGTGACGAGTATTACATGGCCTTCATGAAAGAAATCGCGGGCGAGGAAGAGGAAGAGGAGGCAATGGATGAAAGCGTTGGCGAAAAGCGCTGCAAGGCATATTTGGCAACTGTTAAAAAAAACGCAAAAAAGTAACGAGGGGGGATGTTGAATCTTTCCTCCCTCCATCGTCTGTTCGTTCTGCAGCGCGTCGCGGCCTCGAGCTTCGCCGGAAATACGGAAAAGGCGGCCTGACCACGCAAGAGGCGGGAGAACAGGGCATTGGCAGTGGAGTGGCCAGGGCTTCCAACTTGGCTGGTGGCGATGCGATGAGCTATGCCACAATCAAGAGAATGGCTGCCTTTTTCTCGCGCCACGAAAAAAACAAGAGCGGGGGCGAAGATGACGCCGGCTACATAGCTTGGCTTCTGTGGGGTGGAGATGCGGGCAAAGCCTGGGCTAATCGCATCATTAAGATGGTTGAAAGTCGCGACAAGAGTCAATGAGTGAATACGTGCGTGTCATTGAAGAAGAAGAAGAAGATGGCATTGGCGTCATGAAGGCCCTTGCTATCCTTTCCTCTCAGGAGCATCGCGGCACTTCTCAATGGCGCCTTGTCGAGCGGCAGCATTTCAGAAATGGAAGACTTGACGAAACCCATATCTTTGTTGAAAGTTTTTACGACAAGCCCGACGAGCATTTTGAGCCCGTAAAAATGCTTACCTTTGAAGCAGAGGCTATTGCCAAGGCTTATGTGATGGAAAACATTGAAGCTCAAATTCGCGAGATTCAAGACGAAGACGGCGAAGACTGAGCAGCATTGACGACGAAGTTAGGCATTCCGAGTAACCAGAGCACGGACAGACCATAGAGGCCGCTCAGGGTTGCAAGTTGAACTGCAGAGGGCTCTGTTTCGGCGCTCTCCATTCTGCAATAAGTGGCTTGACCTATGTGCAGCTCTTTGGCAACAGCTCTTTGTGACAGTCCACTATTTAATCGGGCGTCTCTCATGCGCTCCGCCACAAGCAGCTTTCTTTGGTGGTGAGGCATACGAAGGGCATTGGCCTTGCTTGCCATTAAGTAACGCATTTTGATTCGCGTATGGATCAAGAGTTGTGAGTATTGTAATAGATTTTGCTAGTTTTATACTATGAGCGAAACTTCTTTTCGTTACGATGTCGCGCCCATCGAAAAGTATGAGCTAACCCCCGAGGGTTATCTTCGTACTTGGGCCACCATTGCTCGCACAGGCGTACAGATGTACACCGATGCGGACGGTGGAGTTCGGCGTGAATATCGTCCCGAAGAAGAAGTGGGCTCGCCAGAAAGCCTCGCTTCGTTTGCGGGCAAGGCTGTAACTTTTGAACATCCCCCCGCTCTGCTTGACAGCGCCAACACGAAAGACTATCAAATTGGTTTTTCGGGTACTGAAGTGGTTTATGACAACGGTTTCGTCCGTGCCGTCATGACCATTACTGACAAGGATGCGATTGAACGCATTATGCGGGGTGATGCAAAAGAAGTGAGTGCTGGTTACAGGGTGCAATTTGACCCGACGCCCGGCGTTGCGGAAAGCGGTGAGCATTACGACGGCATCCAACGGATGATCGATGGTAATCACATTGCCGTTGTTCGCAGGGGCAGGGCAGGCCCGCAGGTGAAGCTTCATCTAGATCGCCTAGATGCCGCCGACCCGTCTTTACTATCTCCCATTGAGGAACCATCTATGACTGCTAAGGTCAATTTTGATGGCGCCGAGTTCGAGGTGAGCGAGAGCGTTGCTCTGGCGATCACCAAAGAGCGCGAAGATGCCAAAATGTCCTACGAGGACATGAAAAAACAGTACGATGCCATGATGGCCGAAGCTTCCAAAATGAAGGAAGAAATGGACGCCATGGGCAAAGAAATGAAGGGCAAGTGTGATTCCGCCGAGGGTCGCGCTGATGCTCTGGAGCAAGAGCTCGAAGCCGTCAAGGCCGAGCTGGAAGCTGCAAAGCAAGTGAACATTGATTCGCTTGTTGAAGAGCGTGTTGCTCTGATTGACAAAGCTCGCACCACCCTGGATGGCGAGTTTGATTTTGCAGGCAAAGATGCCCGTGAAATTATGGAGGCCGCTGTCAAGGCGGTTCGTGGCGATGCCATTGATCTGTCGGAGAAGTCCGACGATTACGTGCAGGCCATGTTCGACACTCTGGCCGAGTCTGCTCGTAGCGATTCTGCCGCCACCGATGAGCTTCGTAAAGCCGTTGCTTCCATCGCCTCTCCCGCCTCTGCACCCTCCTCTTACATGGAGCGACTGCAGAACGCTTGGAAGACCCCTCTTTCCATCTCCAAGGAGCGCTGATCCATGGCCGTTACTTTCACCCCTTCGGGCACGGCTACTGCAGGTGGTGTTCAGCAGAGCTACTCGCTTGAGCTGACCGCCCTCCTGGAAGGCCAACTGTCCGACATCCGCGACAACACCATTGGCACCTACATCAACGAAACTGGTGCCGTAATTCCTTTTGGTGACATCGTCACCTATGCAAGTGGTGGTACTGTCGCCAATTCCGCTAAGACCATCAGTGGTACTGGCGAAACCGTGGTGGGCGTCAATGTTCTCACCTATGTCGACGAAACCGCTGAAGATACCAATAGCCGTCCTGGCGTAAAGGCTGCTCAGGCAATGAATGTTGCCAACGAAGGGGCCGTCGCCATGTATGTGCATGGTTCTGTCACCCCTGCCACTGCAGTGCGCGTGATCCACACCGCTACCGGCGTGCAATATGCAGGTCAACTGCGTAGCGCATCGCTTTCGGGCAAGACCGCCGTTCTTTCGAACGCTCGTTACCTCACTTCCGTCACCGGTTCCGGCCTGGCGATTGTTGAGTTCAACGGTCCTGCTTTCACCCTCACCGCTGACACTTGATAGGAGGCCCTCAAAATGTCTGATTTTCGTATGGACGAAGCGGGTCTGTTTCTCGAGCGTCAGCTTGAGTACATCCGCCCTCAGGTGTTTGAAGTTCAGTACGCTGACATCAAATACCCCACCATCCTGCCTGTGACCAGCGAGGCTGGCCCTGGCGCCCAGACCTTCACCTACCGCATCATGGATGC